CGATACCGAGTTAGACCTCGAATCACTTAAAACACCTCAATTACATAACAAGTATTTAAAGTTTTTAAACAAGTGGAAGTTATTACAAACTAAAGCAAATATAGATTATTATAAATTAAGAAAAGAAAAATGGGAATACTATACAGGTAAAGCACCTCAACAAGTATATGCAGAAAAACCATTTAACTTAAAAATATTAAAAACAGATATAGACAAGTACATGGAATCAGATGATGAACTTGTCAAACTTAAATCAAAAGTAGATTATATTCAAACAGTTATAGATTTTTTAGATAGTACAATCAAACAAATATCAAACCGTGGTTTTCAAATTAAGAATGCTATTGACTGGAGGAAGTTTACTAGTGGAGCCATTTGATGAAATTAGAAACCTACGATAATTTAATTGATTATAGTACAAGAGACGTTATACACACTTTTTGTGCTAACTCTAGTTTTAGATTAGGTTGGGAAGATAGTTACGAAGAAACAAAGAGTGCTATAAAAAATCTTCATAGTAGTTGGTCAAAAGAAGATTTTAAAAATTCACAATTAGAACCTTATATTAAAAAAGCCTTTTCACTTTCAAAATCATTTAAATATAATTTAGATAAATTATGGCGAGTAGAACTTAATCTGGTTAAGTCAGATGATATACATTTTATTCACACACATAATACTCACATTGTAGCTCTATATTATGTAAATTTAAGTTGGCAAGATGGTTGGTATGGTGAAACTATTTTTTATGATAAAAATAATATTAATGATATAAAATTTACATCTTCATATGTGCCTGGTAGAATAATACTATTTGATGGTACAACGCCACACGCAATACGGCCACAATCTTCCATGGCACCAAAGTTTAGATTTTCTGTATCTGTTTTCTTTAAAAAATGACAACCACTAGATATTTAATAATAGATAAAGTAAACGAAGTATATCTTAAAATAGAAGCTGAGGCTGATATTCGTAGAGAACTTGGCGAGTATTTTACATTTGAAGTACCAGGTTTTAAGTTTATGCCTCAATATAGAAATAGAGTTTGGGATGGTAAGATTAGATTATTCTCATATGCGACTGGTAAAATATATACTGGTTTATACCCTTACATAAAAAATTGGTGTAAAGAAAATGATGTGCATATTGTAGATGGCACAAAAATCGCACATACAAAAATAGAAGATAGTAAAATTGACAACTTAATCAAAGCGTTAAAATTACCACACGAAGTAAGAGATTATCAAAGAGAGGCTTTTAAATACTCAATAGAAAAAAATAGATGTTTACTTGTATCACCTACAGCATCTGGTAAATCTCTCATAATCTATCTTATGTTAATATTTAATCTATTACGACTAAAAGATACTAAACAAGATAAAATCCTTATTATAGTGCCCACTACATCGCTTGTAGAACAATTATTTAAAGACTTTAAAGACTATGGTTATAATAGTGAAAGAAACGTACATAGAATATATCAAGGCCACGAAAAAGAAACAAATAAAAGAGTTATAATATCTACTTGGCAATCTGTTTATAATTTACCTAAAAAGTGGTTTAGTAAATTTGGTATGATAATAGGTGACGAGGCACATTTATTTAAATCTGTATCTCTTACAAAACTAATGACTAAATTAGAAAAAACAAAATATAGAGTTGGTCTAACAGGAACCCTTGATGGTAGTAAAACACATAAACTTGTATTAGAGGGTTTATTTGGCACTGTAAATAAAGTTGTCTCTACAAGTGAGTTAATTGAAAAAGAACAATTGGCTGACTTAAAGATTATATGTTTAATATTACAACACGATAAAATAGCAAGAGAATTTTTAAAAGATAAAACATACCAAGAAGAAATGGACTATTTGGTATCTAACGAAAAAAGAAATAAATATATAAGAAATTTGGCCGCTTCGCTAAATGGTAATACGTTATGTTTATTTCAATATGTAGAAAAACATGGAAAGAACTTATATGAAACTATACGAGAACGAGCAACAGACAGAAACGTCTTCTACGTCTTCGGAGGAGTTGACGCTGAACAAAGAGAAAAGATTAGAGAGATTACCGAAAAGTCTGATAACGCAATCATTGTGGCTTCCTATGGGACTTTCTCTACGGGCATTAATATCAGGAATTTGCACAACATTATTTTTGCTAGTCCTTCTAAATCTAGGATAAGAAACTTACAAAGTATTGGTAGAGGTTTAAGATTAAAAGATAACAACTCGGCCGCTACGTTATATGACATAGCAGATGATGTTTCATACAATGGTAAAGAAAATTATACACTACAGCACTTTAAAGAAAGAATAAATATATACAACGGAGAGGATTTTAATTACGAAATCCATAACGTGGAGTTATTCAATGGTTCAAAAAAAGACATTAAATCCGATTAAAATTATCAAGTTAATTAATGGTGATGATATTGTATGTACATTACCAGCAGAACAATTAGGTGAAAAGTCACCTATGTTAAGACTTAGCAAACCACTACAAGTAAAATATATACCACAATTAACAGCCCAAGGTCTAAAAGACTATGTGGCTTTAATCAAGTGGAGCCCTTATACGAAAGACGCAGTGCTAACTATTCCAAAAGATAAAATTATGACTATTGTAAATGCAAACCTTGATATGAGTAAAAGTTATTCACATATGATGGTAAATTATGATAAAGTTGAGCCGTTGAGAAAAGAAAACCCTACATCATTTAAACGAGAAAGATTAAGTGATGAGGATAACGAAAGAATTAATGAGATTTTTGATGAGTTTGAAGATGATGGTTTTATTCCTAAAAAGACTATACACTAATAGACTCTATCCTCTGTCATCGCTCTACAAGCTCCATTATATACAAAATTATGAAAAAGTCAACCTTGAAACATAAAATTTTTCCCCTTCCTAAACAGTGGCAAATCGGTGAAATAATACCGTTTTCAAAGTTATCAAAAATGATAAAAAGTCTTATCAGGGTTGACAAAAAGCAAAGAAAGTAGTATATTAATATTATGACTAAAGCAAAAAAAGAACACTACGTTAATAACAAAGAATTTTTAGAGGCGATGAAAGCCTACAAGAAATTGGTAAATAAAGCGAAAAGAGAAAAGAAAGAAAAACCACCAGTTACAGATTATATTGGTACTTGTTTTTTAAAGATTGCAAATCATTTATCATATAGACCTAACTTTATTAATTATACATTTAGAGACGATATGATTAGTGATGGTATTGAAAATTGTTTACAATATTTGGACAATTTTAATCCTGCGAAATCTAATAATCCTTTTGCATATTTTACTCAAATAATATATTACGCCTTTGTAAGAAGAATACAAAAAGAAAAAAAACAAGTCACAATTAAACATAAACTAATTATGGACGCTAATTATGATGATGTATCCTTACAACCTGGTGATGACAGCGAATTTAAAAACCAGTTTAGAGAATTTTTACAAAAGAATTTAAAGATGGACGATACTCAACCTAAAAAAGTTGAAAAAAAGAAAAAGAAAACTAGAGTAAGAAAATCAACATCTAAATTGTTTAATTAATACATGAAAATAGCTTTGTTAAATGATACGCACTTTGGTGCGAGAAACGATAGTCCAGCATTTCTGGAATATTTTATGCGTTTCTATAATGAGATATTTTTTCCTTATCTAAAAGAAAATAATATAAAAACACTCATACATCTAGGTGATGTTGTTGATAGAAGAAAGTTTATTAACTTTAAAACAGCACACACATTTAGAGAAAACTTCATGCATCGTCTTTACAAAGAGAGTATTGATACACACATTATACTTGGTAACCACGATACTTATTACAAAAACACAAACGCAGTAAATGCGATTAATGAGTTGTGTACAACATATGACGGTATAAAAGAGCCTTGGATTTACGACAAGGCAGTGACAAAAAA